CGAAATAAAAGACCTTCTAAAGAAAGTTTACGGTCTTATTCTCGTTCAAGTGTACTACCCATTGATATATTATCAGGACCATAATTACTTTGTTTTGCACAGAACAATTCATATTGTGCCTGTTGTATACGTTTAAATTCAGCAGTCATTACTGGAAACTTTTCTTCCATTTCTTTAACAACACCTGTTGGTGTTAGAGTGAAATCTTTTTCTGATATTGACATTTTATTCCTCATTTTATTGTCTTTAATTGTTTTTCAAATTTTTTAATATCATCTTCTTTTGTTCCATACATTTTAAGTATATCAATCAGTTCATCTTGGTTTTCTTTTTTAAGGAAAACAATATATGGATATACTTCATTTCTACCCAATTCAAAGTGTTTACAAAATATATCAACAAACTCTTGGTCTATTTCAACTTTTGTTTTTGATTTAATATATTTTAAGAATATAGATTGTTTTGGTAGAACATCGAGCAAAAGTTTATAGTAATCACGTGAAGTCAATACACCATTAGAATATTTTTGAAACTCATTTATGGCTTCAACAAATTGTGATTCCATTGAAAAGAAACGAGCAATCATATAATTGCTCCATGACTTTGTATCTTCTTCTGATAATTCTTCCCATTTTGTTTTACGGAAAGTAATACCTTTAATGTGGTCAAATAAACTTTTACTCATTGTTTCCTCAATCGTTTAGTTGTTGTTTTTTTGTTGGCATAAATTCATCATTGATATTTCCACATTCAAGACAAGCATAAGTTGGAATAGGAATTATTGCTTCTTGTCCTGTTGGTGAAAGAAGTGCGGATAGTTTCTTAAAAAAAGTTACTTCGTGGAAAAATTTATTACCACAATTTGCACATTCAATATCTGTTGCTTGGTTTATATCAACTTTAACTTGTTGAGCTTGTGGTGGCATTTGTCCACCACCATTAATATCAAATACACCCATCATTACCTCCTCTGGTCAATTTCCATAATAATTTGAATAAACATAGCCATGGCATTTATTTCATGGTCTACAACAAAACTGTCTTTATATTGTGCTTCAGCAATAATTAAAATAATTGTTGATACGAAACCATTTGCGAATGAATCAACATTATCGTAAAGATAACGAAACATTTGATTAAAGTCTCTTACATGATTGTCAGCAAGAATCTGACGAATACCATCGAACTTTTCTTTTTTGTTCTTCTTTGATTTAAGAACATCGAGTATTGAAGAAAGATAATTGTGTTCAACCAAAGTTGATTCATCCAATTTCAAAACACCACCTATAACACATCTTTGAGTTGTGTTAATTACACGGCGAATATCTGGATAAGATTGATTGATAATTGTTACTAAATTATCTTTTTCATACTTTACACTTTCACCATCAAGAATTTTTACAAGATGTTGTGCAACTTCTTTCTTTGATGGTGGAACAATGTTAAAGATTTGACAACGAGATTGAATTGGATCAATAATCTTATCTACATAATTACAAGTTAAAATAAAACGAGTAGTCTTACTAAATGTTTCAATAACATTCCGAAGTGCCGCCTGAGCATTTGGTGTCATATAATCACATTCATCAAGAATAATAATTTTAAGACCACCGAATCCGATAGACGATGCAAACTGTTTAATTTTATCACGAACAGTATCTACCGAGTTTTCATCTGAAGCATTGATGTAAATATAATTATCCTTTGCAATAGTATTTGCAACAATTTTAGCAAGAGTAGTTTTACCACTACCGGCATCGCCATACAAAAGAAGATGTGGAACATCACTTGTATCAATATACTGTTGAAAGGTTGCCTTTACGGTTTCATTCCCAACATAAGTTTCGAGCGTCTGTGGGCGATACTTTTCATTCCAAATTGTGTGTGAAGCGTTAAACATAACATACCTTATTCGTTAATAAATTCATGTGCTAATATATGAAATTTTCGCCTAATATCCTAGCGATTTTTTTGAAATACGAAGATTGGCTCTCTTTTATAGCCAGCCCCCATGACTGCGGACAGTATCAATTGTAGAGTATCGGTGTGATCGAAACCAACTAAGTTGGCATACTTTATAGTCATTTCTTCCAAATCTTTATACTTTGGTGTGTTGGCTATGTTGATTAACATATAGCCACCCATTTTTAGACCATGATAACAATTACGGAATGTTGATTGAAGAAATCCAGATCCCCATTCTTCTCTTGTTGGGAATTTATTATATGATTGAGTTTCTTCGTCTGCATATTTTTCAGTATCAAAATATGGTGGAGAAGTAAAACACAAATCCAAACTATCTTTTTGTGGTATGTAATCTTCCGAACCCATCATGTTCAATTGAATATCTTTACCGAGATAAGCAAAGTCATCACGGAGTTTACAAAGTCCTTCAAAAGTTTTCGTTGATGGTTCTGTTCCAATATAAGTTTTAATGTATGGTGAGGCAAGAGCACCAACCAATCTTCCACCCCAACCACAAGACATATCCCACATCACACCATCACCGCCATATTTTTTATAGATAACACCGGCAGCAGTTGGTCTGAAATTGGAAACACCTTGAACACCAGAATATATTTTAAGTGATTGACGAAGACGGTTCTCTTGAAAAGAAGTACCCCAATGTTTTGACAACCACTTCAAAGTTTTGCGTATTGTCATTTTGAATGTTTGGTCATTCAAAAAGTTATCCATTGGAGACATCTTTGAGTTTCCACATTTAACTTCCATTGCGTGCGGAAAGTATGACCACGCCAATCGAAGTCCGTTCATGGTTTGAATTATATCACCGTCTTTGAAAAGACTATCATAATTGAATTGTTGTAGTTTTCTCATGTGTTCGTGTTTTTCTTGTTCGGTGATTTTCATATATGGATAACCGTGTTTGCGGTAATACTGAAAGATACAATCTATTGTATCATCCAATTCTCTTTTACCTGCAAAAAATTCACCGGTCTCTTTCCACAAACGAACTTCTAGCGGATCAACATCAAAAAATTTACTTAAACTATCGCTGTTAGGTTTCATGTTAGGGCTTATAGAAAACAAAAATTGGTTCGTGCTTAAACCATTCACCATTGTATAAAACTTTATTTGCCAATCTTTCTGGATCGGAATTACCAATCATCTTCGTCATCAACATACACATCTTACCTTTGTATTCCATTCCCAATGATTTCAAAATGTTTATCGAATCATCTTCAAGAAGTATGGTTTTAGTTGCAGATACTTTGATATTTGCAATGTTCCAACAAAGATACCGGTCACTTTTCAAATAAGCAACGGCAGTTTCTAATGTTGGTTTCAAAAAGTTATCACGCCAGTCTGCATATTCTCCGTGTGCCTTATATGATTGTGTGTCATCATCGGAATACATTTCACGATTGAAATAAGGTGGTGATGTGAAAACGAAATCCAATTTACCTTTATACTTTTGAAAATCAGGATTGAATTGTATTGTTTCAGAACCGTCTTGGAAAACTTCGTATGTATGGTCTTCTCTTACATCAAAGAATTTGGATGAAAGTGAACTACCTTTCTCACCGATTGACTTCAAGTAAAAGTCTGCAAGATATTCATATCGAGTAATTCCCAAATCAGGAATTGAATTGTCAGTATTAGGATCCGTTCCAACATAATGAATTGGTCTACTTACCGACATTGCTCCTAAAATTCTTCCACCCCAACCCGCACTTGGATCATAAACTGTAACCATTTCACTTGCTGGAACGTGTTTTGTAAAATGTTCATACAAAAACTTTGCAGTCATTGGCGGAAAGTTTACAGCAGGTTGTGAGAAAGAAATACGGAATATCTGAAATGCTTGTGGAAATAATCTTGCACTCTTTTCATATACTCTAACCAAGAAAACATTTACTCTTGGTTCTTCACCGTCTTTCTTTATCATAAAGTTATCAGACAGTTCATCTATATCACCTAAATAAAATATCATACTAGCATCAAGTATTCCATCCTTAACAAACTCACGAATTTGGTCTGCCTTAATAGTTAGATACTTTGTATATTTTTTATTATAGGTTTCAAGTGTGCAAGATATTTTTGATATACGCAAACCTTGTCCGTCAAATCTACCGTCACCATTCTTAAATGCTAGAAAGAAATCGCGTAGTGTTTCACCTTCTCGGAAATAGGGATTCTTGATTTGATTTGATGAAATAGATTTACTATAAAGATACATTGAATCGTTGTAAAGTGTTCTACGCATAACATGATGAAAAGTATCTTTCATTTCATCGGTGAAGAAATCATAGATTGATCTAGATGTTTCACCACTTGTTCCACTTGCAATTTTTGTTTTCAACATAGTTGGAAAGAATTGATTAGCAGCAGAACCATTTTTAGAGAAATTAGCAATGACGCCGATTATATCTTCGTCATTGCCTTTATCTGGATTATGAAAAACTTTTGATGAATTGAATTGACGAAGCTTTGAAAATGATTGAACAATCTCCTCTTCGGATCTGCCAACAAGTGGCGGTTTACCGTTTTCATCCCAATCTTTCAAAAACCTCATTCGTAAATCTTCTACCCATTCGGAAAACTTTTTATCATCATAAGTTACCAATTCACCGTATGTAATATTACACGGCCATGATAGAACATTACCCTTTTCATAAAAGTATTTTTTCATCAATTGTTATCCAACTTTACTAAATAATATTTTGCCTCATAGTCATCAATATCAAATTCAACTTTAGCCAAACCTTCAGAAGAAACTTTAATACTTCCACCGTTCAAATCTTTATTAGCAGCAAGAATACCATTGAAGTATTTAGCAGAGAAACTGATTGGTTCAATGTCACCACTTGCATTACAATCAATATCAATAGAGATACGGTTTGAGTTTGTGTTTGAATAACCAAGAACGATTTGATATTTATTTAATTTTTCATTCTTTAATACCGTAAACTTTTCAATATCTGAAAGAGCAGACTTTGCCTTGATGAACTTATCAATAAATTCTTTTGTAATTGTAATGTCCAACTCAAACTTAGGCAATTCTTTCAAGTCTGGTGCGGGTGGAATAACTGCAAGGTCAGCCAACATATAATTTACAGTAGTTGATTTATCATCAATAGTCAATGAAAATGCCTTATCACCGGCACCATTTACTTGAAAGTTTACTGTATTACCGAGAACACCAAGAAGACTTACAAGCAAGTCTGTGTTATACACACCAAACTTCCAATCATCACCTTGAAAACTTTTCAACTTAACTTCTCCAACCACACACTTATCGTCTGAAATAAAACGAGTGGAAAGACCACCATTTACATTCCAAGCAACAGATTGTATCAATTTACCCAAATGATACTTACTGATAAAGTTTAACAACTTTGATTTTTCCATAACAACAATCCTTAATGATTAGTAAATAATTTATGCTAATATACGAAATTTTCTTGTAATTTCAAAACGAAAAAAACTTTTGTGCAACTTTTTTATTCTCGGTTGGGAAATCCCAACGCATTGCCTCGTAGAAATTTTTGAGTTTGCCATCTAATTCCGATACAAATAATTCATTGGCATCAAAATGTTCTTTGACAAATTGTATAATTTCTTCTGGATCCGAATCACCACGAAACGCCAACTCTTCCAATCCATACTTGTTAGATTTCAAATAAGCAATCTTAACCTTGTCACCATTTTTGATTGGCGGGTATTTTGGAGGACAACCAAATATAGTAAGTAGCTTATTATAGTTTATGGCCGCCTTAATATGTGATGGTGTTCCTTTTGCATACTTACCGAGAACATCGTCTTTAACAGGAGTAGCATACTTTTTAATATCTTTTATTGAAGAAGTTTTGGCAACCTCGTTTATCAAAACATCATTCAAATTCTTTTTGAATCCCAATATGTATTCATCAATTTCATTTTTATCCTTACCTTTCAAAATATCAATCATCACATCTTTCATGCATTTCTGAAATGATTTGGGGAATGATGAACGAACAATATCCAAACCTTTAACTTCTAATTTATCCATTGGGACGCCGTTATCTGAAATAATCCAAAGAGCATATCTCTTTTTCTTTTGCCAGAAACCTGTTCTACCAATCATTTCTTGTTTAATTTCTAAACGATGTTTGTCTGCATTAAATATCTTTTTAGCAAATACATCATAAAACTTATTAACATAATCTTGAACTTCCGTTGCAATCTCATAAATCTTAGGCGTCATTGTTTCAATATCATTTGTATCAATGTTAGGAAATCTATTCTTAACCAACGGTAAACACGAAACGAATACAGAATCAGTATCAACATACTGAACATAATCAATATCATCGGTTTTCAATTCTTTATTGTATTTCATATTGATAGCAGCTTCTGTTTTCTTGATAACCGTTTGACCGGAAAGTGTAACTGCTTCTGCATTATCAATATCATAGAAACGAAATGCAGGTAAACCGAGAATACCATACATACTATTCAAAAGAATTTTCTGAACAAGCTGTCTTTTCTTGTAGAACTCATACTTGTCTGTGTCACCGGCTTTACCCCACTTCTTCATTTCGTTTTTATATTCAACCCTTTTGTCAAACCAATCAGAAAGAATTGCAGGAATAAGTCCTGTCTTGTCTGAATTATACATTACACCGTTTGACGATACTGTGTATTTGTATTTATCGAGAAACGCTTTTAATTTTTCTTTTGATACGCGGTCATTACCAACAATATATTCGTCTTTTCTACCGTGAATAAAATCTTCAGCATTCCAATCTTCAATCTTGGCAATCTTTGTTTCAGGAGAAATATTTAGTGTCATAATGATTGACGGATATAGTGATGTCAAATCCAAGTCATACATCCAATCATATCTACCCGGAACAGGGTCCTTAACAAATGCACCGATAAATCCTTTCTCACCACTCTCTTTTAATTCTTGCATCTTCTCTTGTCTATCAGCAGGTTTGTTTGGAGCAACAACACCGCCAATATGTTTAAGATAAGTAAGCATAGCTCCTTCCAAATACTTCGATGAATAAACAAAGTCTTCATAAGGAACATGACCAACATGAGCGATACCACGAACTAAATCAATATATTGTAACTTCTTATCCAATTCAATAACCAACTCAACGTCAGTAATGTTATATTCTATAAATGTATCAATATCATTTTCCATCAAGTCATCAAGGTTGCCTTCATATTCAATCTTACCACGACCAAGTTCTGTCATACAAACTGCATTTAGGGCATAAGATGGCAATTCTTTATATGAGAACTTTTTATACACAGTCATATAATCCAATACGGATGTTCCACCGATTGTGTAACGATTACGATACGGCGAATAAAACATTTCACCAATCACAGAAAGACTATTTGCTTGTTTCTTACCAAGAACTCTTTTGATACGATTATACAAATACGGAATATCAAATGCATCACAATTCCATCCGGTCATAACGTGTGGTTGAATTTCTTGCATTGCATCCAAGAATTTTAATAATAAAGTTTTTTCATCTACACACGGAACTACCGTTTTATTATCCGTAGTTTTTCCGTCCAATTTTCTTTTCTTATCCAATACGAGAATTGTATAATGGTTTGATGCGGAATCATGGTATGCGATTGATGTAACTTCATTATTACCTTGTGTTGGATCCGGAATACCGGTAATCATTTCAACCTCAATATCGAATGTCATTGTAACTATTCCTTTCGAGGGCATATCCGAATCACCATACATATCAACAAGAATACGAGTTGTCTCTGCAATATCAGATTCAAATAGGTCTGGATCGTTCTTTATGAAATTTGTAACCTTTGAAAGTTTATCGCCGTATAGAGAAATATATTTACCATTCGGATCTTTCTTGTAAGCATAGGGCGTATATTCAAAGTGCATTAAACCTTTAGTATCATCCCATACCCAAGCTTCTTTTGTATTTGTTTTAACGAAAATGTTTTGATACATATTATACCTTTTTGAACATCCATATTGGTTCACAAAACTTTTTATCTTTATTATCTTCAGCGAACTGAACACTATCATCGAGAAAGTGTCCGTCTCTTGTAGCGGTTCCTGCACCGGCAGAGTTAGGTCTCTTTGACATTTCCATTCCAATACAACCCAAGTATTCCATTCCACTTTCTATCAGAAAATCATTCATTGGATTTGTTATCTCCAACCATTGTCTACCAGTAGACCACGCGGAATTTGTGTAAACATCTGCAATGTTTATCGCCATTACACCACCAACTCTCAATGATGGTATAATGTTTCCAAGTGTCTTATGTAGAAAATCTTTATTCCACATATCAATTCCTTTATATCGAACCCAACTTTGTGTATCGGATTGAGAATACTTCTCAACATTGAAATATGGTGGTGATGTAAATACCAAATCAAAATGTTCTGGATATTGTGAGAAATCAAAATCTTCTGCAGGTGATTGATAGAAATTTGTTTTCTTCTTACCTTCAAAGAAACCCAAATTCTTTTCATAGAACTGGACTTGTTCATCATATATCGGATGATTTTCTACTCTTGGATCTAATCCAACATAATGTTCGGTGCAAGATGCTGCATAAAATCCTGCAAGTCTATCACCCCATCCCATAGAAAAGTCTAATACATTTTTTGCACCTAACATTTCATACATACACTTTGCAACATTAGGTTTGAATTGCGAACAAATGTATTTACGTAATCCTAACATTGTTCTCAATTCTGATTTACCGAGTGTTTCCATTTTAAGAGAATACATAGAACCCATAAGTGACTTCATAAACTTATGGTTTTGCCATGTTCTAGCAGGACCTGGTGATACGGATGCATCAACTTCCCAACGGTTTTTTTGTTGGAAATAGTTTGATGCATCGTTACCAGTATTAAGACGACTAAAATATAACTGTTTTCCACCATAAGTCAAAGCATATTTCGGTTCGGATGCCTTTCTTGGAAACCACTCACCTTCTTTTAGGATTTCATTCCAACGAATACCTTTCAATTTTAGAAACTCACTTTGAGCACTTTCAATTGTAATATCCGCATAAGGTAGTGGATATGTCATTGCTATTTCAGCCAGACGGTCTTTGACATATTCTTTATCAAAGTTTTCTTTTATGTATGTAATTTGTTCAGCAGTTATGGATAAATACGGATCCATTCCGTAAAATTGTTGGAAATAATCTTCTTCCACGAAACACCATTTGTTAATCTATTGAATAAAAAGCACCTATACGGTCACGTAAATCATAAACTATTTGATACTTACCGTTAAATTCCTCCTGTGTATAAACAACAGGTATATTTTGTTCAACGACTATGTAAGAATTTGGAAAACATTTTGTACCATCACCAAAAGTAATGACATACTTATTTTCAAAATTTTCACTTTTACCAATCATACATTCCCATTTTTCAGATGCAATCTTTGCAGATTCTTCACTACCGTTAAAATGATAAGCGGTAAATTTACTTTTTCTGGGTTCAACCATAACGAAATCCATAACGATTATTTCCTCATAATTTTTGTTTTAACTTCTTTCATAAATTCTGTATCATCATCCCTTATTATCGGATCAATATAACGTTTTCCATCTTTTGTCATAGTCCAAGTGTCAGATACTTCTTCTTCGTTTGGCATTAACATTTCTTCCAGCAATTCTAAATCACCATGAGTTGCGGTAATGTGATCTCGTATTTGTTTTCTTGTCTTTCTGTGAGCATGAACTTTATCATACTTTTCAGAAGTTCCTGCATTGCCTATTATCGGATTTTTTTTATATGAACGGCTCATAATATAACCTCATAAAATTAAAGTTGAATATCTTTCCAATCTCTTTTTACAGTTGTTTTCATTGCCCACTTACCCATGTTATTTGCAACATCATAGTAGTTTTGTACACCAGTTTGTTCTAACATAGTATCTTCAAATATAAATGGTCTTCCCTTTACCTTTGTCATAAATTCACCACCCTTGCCCATATTTCTATCGTTGTAGGTTTGTGTCTTGTGATAACCTGGAAAAGAATTAGGACACTCATTTGTACCAATTAACATTGAACCTTTGCCACCCTTTGGTATAAAAAGAATAGAATCTTGCATATATTTTTCACCAAGTCTCATTAAATCATTCTTTAATGTTCCCTTATCTTTTAAATCAACCACAAAGTAAACATCTTCCTTTACTTCTTTTGCATCTTTGGTTCCAAAGTTTTCAATGTAAGCACCATCAACTCTTGTTACACCATACCCAAGAACTTCAAGATTTGCGTACAACTGTCTATTTCTTTTTTTATTATCATCCAAAGAATATTCGGCTGAATCTTCACCACCACATCCTTCTTTTGATCGAAATGCAGTTATTGTTCCACAATCATGTTCATCCATGTGTTTTGCTAAACGAGAAAGACCACTCTCGTTTATAGATTTTTTTGGTAATAAGTCTTTTAACTTTGCCATGTTTTTTCTCTCTGTTATGTAAACTGTTTACAATAAATATCAAAATCATTTTTTATCTGTTGAACCAAAACCACCTTGGCCTCTGTTACTATCTGATAATTCTTGTACTTCTTCAAAATGAACTCTTGGATATGGAATAACTAATAGTTGAGCAACTTTGTCACCAACAACTGGAATGTTTCCTCCCGTATGTCCTGAATATGGTAACTCAAATCTAACAAGAATTTCACCACGATAATTTGAATCAATAACACCAACTGAATTTTTAAGTGAGACACCTGATGCTGATTTTGTTATTGAACTTCTTGGGAAAAGAAGGCCAACGTGACCATACGGAATTTCTACTGCAATGCCAGTTCCAAATTCCATGAAAGTATCTGTAACTCTAAACGATGTAGCAGTCAAATCCATACCAGCATCACCATCTTGTGCATACTGTGGTGTTACTGCTTCGGGAACTAATTTACGAAATTTTACGGTTAGATCCAAATCATTTTTATAGTTTACCGTAACATTCGGATTCGATGTATGCCAACCCATTTTAACCTCCTACATTCCAAAATAATGCATCATTTGATGCGTGTTCTTTAATAAATGACCAAACTTTTGAATCATAGTAATCCGAAGATGGAAACGGTGGTTTCTCTGACGGTTTACATTTTTGTTGAAACTTATATTTTGATAGGAACAGTTCTGCCCTACCTCTTTCTCTGTCTGTTGTGTTATGGCCAACTCTAACACCATATACTTTAGCATCTGGCCACGCCTTTTGTAATCCCCTCGAAAGAACGCCAGAACTTATACAAGACCAAACTTCTTTTGGTTTTATTGGTAATTCACTAGCAATTCTAGCAATTTCATCAATAATAACTGGATGGTCAAGACCGAATGGTAATAATTGTGCACCAGGTGTTTCAACTGCATACTTTTTAGCAACATGTTGAATGTGGGTAAGGAATCCCATAGGAACTTCAATAATGTTTGCACCAACGGATATTGCCTCCGTTGTTAATGGTAAGTGTTTTCCTTTTGGTATAACAACAGTTGCCTTCAATCCTAAATCTCTACAAGCATAAGCAAGTGCAACTTGAGCATAGCCAACTCTTGGTGAAGCATAAACCC